CATCAATAACATCCTTCATCGCCTCTCTTCCTTTACCAGCTGTAATGACTACTGTAACAAGAGTGTGATCACCAACACCAGCATCATCAAACGTTATAATAAGATCTGTTGTAGAACTTAAACTCATAGATATTAATCTTGACATAGGAAACATCCTAGCATGACCCGATTCGTCGTTAGCAGAAGGATTTACGTAAAAAAACCTATTTGACAGGTTAGTATTTGTATCTATCATTTTGTATTATTTATATTCAAGTTAACTAATATCTGTTAAGGAAGCAAGACCCGTTATATTACTGTCAATATATTCTCCATTAACATCATCCGCTACTACAATAAAAGCATCTTTTCCTGTGCTTATATTATTACTAATAGTTTCAACAACTTGCTTTGCTTTACCAGCAGTTACTGTTAATCTAGCTGCGTATTGCATGTCTGATCCATCCGTGCCGTTATCATACACCCTGTGATGCAAACTGACTAAATCGCTATTGTCATCAATAATCATCTCTACCAATCTATGAGCTGGAATACATACCATATCCGTGGTAAGATTTTCGTAAAATAAAAATTTCTCCATAATGTTCTTTTATATTATACGCAAATATACGACAAATAAAAAAGGCCCCGAAGGGCCTTTCTCGTAGTATATTGTAATTATTATCTAACGATATTAATAGATGCTACACCCGTAATGTTAGCGTCTAAGAACTCAGAGTTCTCAACGTCTGCAACACTAATGAATGGATCTTTACCAAAGTTAATAGCTTCGGTAATTGCTCTGCAAACAGATTTAATGCTTCCAGTTGCAATAACCAAATCAACATTATCGAAATCCTCATCATTTGTGTCTCGCGTTAGAGACTCAAATAAACGATCAAAAGTCAGAGTTAAAGAAACAGCGTCAGTCACTCCTGTTGTAATACCAAACCCTCTAAATTTAGAGACTGGCATACACAGAGCATCAGCAGGATCATCGTTACCACCGCCTTTTGAAAAGTATAAATATTTTTCCATATTTTCTATTTTTGTTGATTAATATTATCCTTTTATAAGAACGTGTTGGTTAGCAGCACGAACGCAAAGAGCAGTCTCTGAACGGTAGTGGAAAGTCATAGAGTCATTTCCAGCATCTCCGTTAGTGTGTCCCATTACTCCGCCTCCAGTTACCCAGTGCTCCATCTCACGGCTGTAACCGTTAGCCTCTTTGTAGTAAAGAGATAATGAAGGAGCCTTCATTCCAGAACGAGCATCAGCAACATTAGCAAGAGGCACCATAGCTCCTTGAATGTAGTTAGACGCACCTAGAAGAGTAGGATCGTTAAGAAGCTTCCAGTCATGCTTGTGGAAAGTATATCCACCACGAGTGAACGACTTAAATCCAAGCTTAACAGCCATATCAGCATCGTTGTTAAACGCACCGAACTGTCCAGCTAGACCAGCAGTAACACCAGTAGAAATACCTGAAGCAAGCATATCATCGATAGCTAAGTCTTGCTTACGGTTTAAATACATAGCGTATTCAGCAGGAGCGCCTTGCTTGTCAAGTTGAATGATAAGATCATCAAACTCAGAAAAACTATCCATAGGGTTAGCATTAGCGTTAGAAACGTTAATACCTCTATCTTCGATAGCTGAGAAGTAACCTTCAGAACCAGCTATAGCTTTACCTAGGTCGTTATCACCATCGTCACTTGCTAAAGCTGCGTTTTTCTCACCAAATAGCATCATCATTTCACGACGATCCTCAAAGCGCTTACGAGCCTCTTGCTCACCGTACATGAACCAGCGGTAGTCACCTCCACCAAGATTAACCCATCCAATATTAGTTGCTTGAGATCCAGCTACTTGATAGCGATCTTTAACAATTTGGAATGGATTTGAATGCTTTTTAATTTCAGCATCAGTAAAGTGAGTTGGTTGATCTGTACCTTGAGCATAAATATTTCCAAGGTGAATAAACTTAACTTCTGTAGAGTTTTCTGCAGGAGAAGCATTTGCTCCGTCTAAACGCTCTAGCTTACAAACAGGGTCTGTAGCAGTAGAGGCTTCGTTTACTAAGTAACGAGTACCAGTAGAAGCATTCATTAAAACATCGTTAGCCTGTACAAGGCCTGCAATGTGAGCGTCTGATTGAATATCAGAAGTGTCAATAGTTAAAGTAACTACACCAGGTGCAGTGCCAGCAGAACCAGCTGCAGATGATGTTAAGTCACCTTGTAATACTTTGTGACGACGACCTGCCTCCCACCAATCTACTTGGTCAGAAGTTCCTCCGCTGCTAACAGCACCAGTTAGTCGTAAAAATCCAGTGATACCTTGATCACCGTATGATTGAACAAGCTCAGGCATAACAAAATCTTTGTTAGCTTTTAAAAGCTCGTTAATAGTTGTATATGTTTCGGGCGTTAATCGCAGGTTATTTGGTGCCTGATCGATTGATGCCCCAGTAGTTGTAGCCATTTTTTCTTAATGTTTATATTTTAAAAGTCATTTTATTTGAATTCGAACCTATAATGCTTTTTAATTGATCCTGTAAAGGATTAGCATTATTTTGCGAACTTTGTTGAGGAACTTGAGCTGATACATTAGACGCATTTTGTACTACTCCCTTCTGTCCGTCACTAAGGCCTTGCCTGTAAGTAGACGATACAATAGCATCGATATTATCAATGATAGCACGGTGTGAGTTTAACGTGTCGAAATCCCAACTTCCATCGTTTTGAACATATGCGTCAAAATACTCATCGAGACGAGCATTCTTATTCATAAGGTCTTGTTTGTATCGGTCATCCAATCCGAAAGTAAAAGTCTTATCATTACCTAGATCAAATTCTAATCCAGTTAAATCATTAGCCTCTTGTCTCATTTCTGAGAGCCACTCATCGTTAATAAAGCTTTCTTGTTCTGTTGCTGCTTCTTGCTTAGTTTCAGGAGCTGCATATCTCATGCGTTGCTCTTCAATCTGATTTTTAGCATTTGCTGCATCAACCTTCATCTGAAGGCCTCCAACTTTAACTTCATCTTCTGAATACTTGTTTGGATCTAACTTGTACTTACTCAGAATAAGAGTGTTTACCTCATCAGCAGATAGGTTAGGATACTGTAGCGCCATGTCTACTTTTACCAAAGTCGCATCATCCATCTCAGATGTGCTTAATGACTGATAAGTAAACCAATCTTGCGGAGCTCTTCCTGTCTCCGAAACAAATTTAGCTATAGCTTCTACCCTTTCATCAATGGGGGTTTGCGGTGTGATTACATCATCTAAAGATGTTACTTCTCTATCAAGCTTCTCGCTTAAATAAGACATAACAGCAGTCTCTATTTGATCATCACTATATTGTACATCAGCATTATTTTGCTGAGTAAAATTTTCTTGTTCAACCTGAGGAACTTGTGTTTCATCAGATTGTGGCTGCTGTTCACCTTCCGTCTGAACTTCTGGAGTAGCAGCTGTTTCTTGTACAGGATCAGAAACGACTTGAGACTCCTGTTGGGGAGCCTCTTCAGTTACTGTTTCTGTTTGTTGTGGTTCTGCAGTCATAGATGCAGAAAGTTCTTCGGGTGAGCTAAACACTTCAAACCCTCCGACAGTTTCTTTGTTGTCTTCCATTATATTAAATTATTTGTTTTCTATTATGCTGTTTGGATAGGACTAGCCGCTGGTCCAAAGTACAAAATACATGCACCTGACTCTAAATCCACATTATCCCACCTCCCATAAATTGTTAATCCTTTAGGGAAAACATTTGAAGCTATTGCATTTCCAATTCCTCCGCCACTATATGTGTCGTCCGTCCCCTCGGATCCGAAAAAACCTAATGAACCTGGGGGATGCCCTAAAGTATGAGCTTCTTGGTTTAATCCACCCGACGCAAACACACAGTCTTCAATTAAAGTTATCGCTACAACAACCCTCCCTGAAGGAGGTGTATATGCGTTGGTGGTGTCTAAAAAAGCGCTTCCGAGTTGTCCGAAGGCAGCTTGTGATGCCATTCCTTGATTTGATAATGTTGCCATGTTTTTATTTAGTTTTGATTAAAAGGTCCTGCAGCTGAACTGTCTAGTCCAAATACACCGAATTCTACCATCTGATCTACTTTAGTTCCAAATACTCTGTATGATTTATTCACTGCAACGGGAATAAAACAAAACTCACCTCCACCAATTTTAGAAACATGACCATCAGAATCGGTATCATTATATACCGTTATGTAGTTTTCTTTTTCTAATTCTAAATTCTTAAGGAATAAGTATGCAGACTCAGTCTTGTCGTTTGCTGTATATACCTCTAAAGCATTTGCATCAACAGCAGTCTTTACAACTTTAGCCCTGCTAAGTATGCCAGAATCAGCAGCTGCAGAAAAATCAGCAGACACGTTTACTGGGCTTGCTAAAACAGAAGCGCTATTTAATGTTAATGTTGCTTTAAGTGTAGCCATTATGCTTCGTAAATTACAGCATACTCAACAGTCAATGCTGTACCAACACTAGGAGTAACTTTAATGTCTTGATCTCCATTAAATGGGAGCAAAGCCCAATCACCAGAGTAAAGTCTTCCAAGAAGCTGAGACTCAACAGTCACAATAAGGTTTTCTGTAGCTACAGTGCTGGTATTTTTTAAGTACACTTTATGTGCTTTGTCATCAGTATAATCACCTTTAGCTATAAGTGTTACCTGAGCTGTAGACGAAAATGTTTTTCTAGCTATTCCAGTAAATTGATCTAATCCAGTTACTGTACCAGCTTTAGTTAGTGTTGCCGTTGTAGACAACGATAGAGCGTCACCAGTTAGGTCAGCGCTCGAAAGTGTTAATGTTGCAGTTGTTGTTGCCATAATTAATAGTTATTTATATGCAAATATACTTATTATTTCTTTGTCTTTTTCTTGACCTTATATCTAGACACTCTTCCTTTTGTTCGTTTTTCTTTTGCAGCTCTAGCCTTTTCTGAAGGACTTAACTCAGACCATGTTGAAGGTGTTTTTTTTGACACACGAACTGTAGGTCTAAAAGTTCTATCCTTGCCTTTATATTTTTTCTTTCCTCTAGGTGTTCTCCATTTTTCTTTAAACCATCTTTTTAACGCAAGGCCTTTTTTTGTTTTGCGTACAGCCATTACTTTTTGCTTTTATTGCCCCAATTAGCAGCACCTACTTTTCTACATTTAGCTAAAGCACCAGATGCATAAGCAGAAGGCCATACTTTATATCTAGCTTTTACTTTGTGATAACACGCATCTTTTGTGCTACCACCTTTCTTCATAATATTATTTTTTTTAAGAGGCCTTGGCATTATCCTTTAGGGTGATTTGCTGTTTTAAATTTTGCTTTTTTTATAGCTCCAGGATGAGGCTTATAACTACCTTTCATAAGGTAGTATCTTCCTTGTTCCTCCATCCAGTGATAACCTTGTGGAGGATCTACAGACACAGTTTTACTGCTTATAGAAAGTTTACCTCCTTTTTTATATTTTACAACTTTAGCCATGTTAAGATCCTACGGATATTGTTTTATAAAAAACTTCATCAATATCTTTTATAGGGTTAATAAAGTTCACTCTACAATGTCTGTTTATATTTTCTCTAACTGTTTTACTATTTGTAACACACATATTAGATGATTGATAAAAAGAATTTTTTTCTAAAAGAGAATCTATTCTTTTTTTAGTTGTTTTATTTGTTGAGTAAGACATAATTCAAATATACTAATTAATCTACGCTATTCATTTTACCAACGTTAGCTGTAGCTACTGTATTTATTTTTCCTATACTAGCTGCAGCCACGCCGATTACATCGTGTGTATATCCAGTCGCCGCCGCTGTGTAATCTACCGTTACATAGAGTTCAAAAATTCTAACTTGAGTGCCGTCAGTAGTAGTTACTGAAAGCCTCATGTCATCTACATCGCTAGCAGAAACACTACCCCCAAAGTTTATAGAATTAGCATTAATAGTTGTAGCAGAGGAGTTTGTTGTAACAAAAACTGAATCACTAATATTTCCAAAAGTTGTTACTGATGAAGCGTCACCTATTTTTACTTCAAAGCTAGCATCAGCTCCTCTCCCCCCATGTTTTTGAAATATTGCTGTGACAACGAAGTTATTAAACGTAGCTCCACTTAATCCGCTTGTGTCATCTAAATGAACTATAAAACTTTGGTTTTGAGTAGAATTATTTACATACGTAGAATTGTCAGAATCGTTTATTTTCGCAACATCAAATGATCCAGAAGTTGCTGAGTCATCCCAGTTACCTGAACTAATTTCCGATGAAGGTCTTAATACTACTGTTGGCATTACGCTGTTACTTCAACAAACGTTCCGTCTGGGTTAAACCAAATATTTCCAGCTGAGTTATGATAAATTTGATACCCTACAACACGAACACAATCACCATTTGCAGAAGGAGCTGTAGCTGTAGCGTTTCCAGGCGTTCCAGCGTTGTCGGATTGAACATACAAGACATCTCCCATGGTCCCAGGATCGTGGTCTAAAGTCACCATACCTCTTAAAAGCATCCCATTTGTATCTGATGCCGCACCTAAAGCAATCGCTAATAACCCATCACATGTAGAAGCATCATCTGCATTTGCTAATTCCCATGTGCCATCAGATTTATAATGATATATTTTGCCAAGAGTCATTGAAGTAGTTGAGCCAAAATAAACCACATCACCTTCATGCTCTCCGTCTGTATTTCCAGTGGGAGAGAATCTACGGTTAAAATTAGAATCACCGTTTGTGTCTACTGTTAAAGCTGGAACATCATTTTGACCTATAATAACATTGTGATCCCCAACAGAGTTTATAACAACGTCTCCGTCGGCTGATCCAACTACAAAGTCATCAGCGGTATTGGATAAGCCTATTTCTAACGAATTTTCATCATTACGCATGAGTACGTAGGGTTGAATATCTGTTGTAGCATCACCAATAGCAAGACGGTTGTTTGCAAAAGAAAAGTTAGCATTTGATGTTAAAGCGCCAGTCCCATTTCCCGTCAATATTGTATTTGTTGCGACTGTTGTTAATCCAGTACCACCTTTAGCTACCGTCACCGTATCAGATAAAGTAGACCCTGCGGCTGTAACAGTTATTGCAGCAGAACCGTCAAAATCAACCCCATTAATAGCTCTAGCTGTTGCCAAAGCAGTAGCTGTGCCAGCATTACCTGTAGTATTTAAGTCTGAAGCCACAACAAAATCCATGTTACCGCTAGCATCATCATACGTAACTGCAATGTTGGTTTTAGTTCCACCAGTAGCAACTAAAGGCCCTGCAATATCTTGAACCTCTTCTGTAGATAGTTGAGTATTGTCATTAGCTGTCATATCATCAACAACCACATTTATTTTACCAGCCCCATCTCCTCCATCAACATATGTAGCTGTAACTCTAGTTTCAGTATTAGAGCTAAACATGCCGCCAACAATATCTTGAACTTCTTCAGTAGATAATTGAGTGTTAGTATCTGTATCTGATACAGTATTTGTAAGAGTAATTTTATCACCACTTCTAGCTATACTTAATCCAGTACCAGCTTCAAGTACAACGTCATCTGTAGATGAGTCGCTACCTGTTAGTCTTATTTTTTCTTCGTCAGAATTATCTCCATCTACACAAGAAATACCGTATGACGAGCCTGCAGGCCCTGTAGCTCCTGTAGCTCCTGTAGCTCCTGTAATACCTGTAGATCCTTTTGGGCCTTTTTCTGTAACAACTATATTAGATATAGCTGGAGTAGATACGCTTATACTAGTTGATGATTGAGTTAAGCTTATCGTATTACTACCAGATACTGAAACGTCTACAGTATTTCCCTGAGAAGTTGTTGTGCTTACGCTCATTACTTTTTATTTGTCTTAGTTACATCTTCATTAATAACAAAGGAACCACGAAGAACAGTAGTGTGAGTGTCAACACCAGAAGCTGTAGGTAAAATATATTGAAGATCATATACATGTCTTCCTGAAGGCACGTTTCTCATAGTAGCTGCTGTAGCTGTAATAGTAACATTTCCGCTATCGTCAACAACAAAGGCTTCAAAATAAGCACCACCTGGAAGCTCTTGAGTGTTTAAATTCTTTCCTTTTAAACCTTTTTCTGTAGTTGCAATTAAAGGATTTGAACCTCTTTTATTAGATGGCCAAACCTGCATAACAAATGCGTAATTTGAGGTAGACAAGGTAAGACCTGTTCCTGAAGAATCCTTTAGGGTAAGTGTAAGAGAAAATGTATCTCCTTGACGACAAGTTATATCTAAAACTTCCGATACGTCTAAATTTACTTTACTAGCCATTTTTCATATTCATTAACATTGTTCTCATTGGGTTCTCTCCCCCTTGTTGCAATTCAGTTCTATCTCCTTTTCTTTGAGAAATAAGCTTAGACTGTTGAACCGCTTGTTTTTCTACTCTTTCATCTTTTCTATCCTCCTTAAGGACTTCAAGTTTTTCTTTAAACTCATCATCAGTTTCTTTAAAGCCTAATGTAGCTTTAGCTCTAATAGTTTCAATTTCTTTATTAAACTCATGTTTCATAGTAGATAATTGAGCATCTATCTGAGCTTTTAATTGCATTTTTTGTGCCTCCATTTGCGCTTCAGCTTGCATCTTTTGGCCTTCCATTTGCATCTCCATAGCTTTAGTTTGTTGAGCCATTTGAGCTTGCATTTGCTGTTGCTGCATCATCATAGCTTGTTGCTGTTGCATTTTCTTTTTACGTCTAACAATAAGCAACCTTTCAGCTTGATTTACATCTTTAAGTTCTCTAATAGCCATAGCGTCTTCAAGATCTATTTCTTTTTGACCTAAAGATATTTGTATAGCTTGCTCTAAATATGCTTGATCTTTATCATCCATATCTCTTTGAACCTGGACACCAAAATTATACATGGGCAATCTAGAAAAACTAGAAAGAATACTCATGTTGGTATCACCAATAGCGTTCTTGTAAACATCCATAATAACAGATTCTTGCGGCAAAATCTGTAAACACTTAACTATATCGTTACAAACATTCTTGTAAAGAATCATAGAAGCATTTGTAACATCATAAGTAGCATTATTAGAGGCAGCAATAGCTTGCTCTCTAACTCCGACTAAGGCTTCAGACTTTGGTGTACTAGCATCAACAACTTCATTGATTCCTGTAGTATCACGTATCATTCTTAAGTAATGATTATATAGGCCAATAAGCTCATTAATATTTCTAATGCTATTACCTATTTCACGTATTGGTGGGTTTTGAAAACCTCCCTCAGGGTTTTTACTTCTGTAATAAAAAACACCAGTTTGCTCGTATATATCATGCAACTCCAATGGCTGCAATTCACCACCTTTTCCTAGCTGTACATTTTCTAACCCTTCAATATCGATAATAAGACCATCAGGCTTTGCTTTAGCAATAGCTTGTTGAATCTTTAAGTGAGTTAATTGTAACATATCAGCAAAACCTATACAGCTGTTAACCATAGATTTTGGCATCATATCTGTAAGATTAGTAGCAACAACAGAATACGAAAGCCTTGCCTTGCTTATATCATGTATATTTTTAGGCACATTATGCATTCTTCCATACCCAAATAAATAGTCTGTACCTATAATAAAGTAACCTTTATATACATTTACAATTTCCATTTTATGCGGCTTTCTTTCGAAAACGCTTCCAGCTTTTTCTTTATAATCAAACCCTTCATAAAAAAAGTTCCTGTTGCCAAACCGATTTTCTTTTTCTTCAAAATGCATACAATCAGTTGACAAAAACTCAAACTCTAATACTTCAACAGAATACTCATCGTAATCATAAATATTTCTACCAAGCTTATCATCATAAGTAAAACTTCCGCTGGTTTTACCAGATGTTTTTTTAGCTATCTTTTTAAAGTCTTCTTCTTCAAGCTCACCACTAGCTATTCTTTTTAATTCTTGGATAGGCATAGTTCTTACATGACCACCATAAGTAATGTCTTCAAAACTAGGATCATTTGTTTCGCTATGAATAAAATCTTTAGGCTCTACATAATGTGTTTTAATTCCATAGTTAGGATCATTTGATCTTTTAACTACAGCTATACCATTTGTTGCTAAATCATTTACACACCTTCTAAATACATTATCATCAAAATTATTCCAAGACAATGTCATGTCTGTAGCAATCTGAGCTGCTATTTCAGCATCACTTTTTACATTCTCTCCAATAAATATTTCTGCTTCAGCTTCGTTATCTGGAATAGATTCAGGATCCATACCTATAGTAGCTCCTGTTTTTTCTTTAAATTCCATAAGTTGCTTTTTTAAAGCTACTTGAATTTCTATTCTTTTTTTATCTCTATTTTTTTCTGAAGAAGATAAAGGATCTACTGCTTCTAAATTGGGATAAAGATTTCTGCCTAATATTTTATTTACTACAATTCGAACAAATTTTGGTAAAATAGGGACAGGAGTGTAATCAAGATTCATTAAACTACCATCTCCAGAATTAGGATCTTGATTGTTTAATAGTCTTTTGTAAATTGAAGTATCTTGAACACCATTAGCGTATTCTTTATTTCTTTTAAATAATGTATATCTATTTGAAAATAAAGATGAACTATCAGATCTTTTCCCCCACTGAGATTCAATAGCCTTAGCATATCTTAGGCCATACTCCTTACTCTCTTTTTCTTCTTGAGAAGCAAGTGGATCTGGAAAATTTTTTTTACCGCTATATTGTTTCATTAAGGTGAGAGTATATATTGCAAATATAGGAAATTAGCCAGAGACTTTGTATCGCCTAAAAAATTTCCTTTCATCAAAGTTACTGACTTTTTTCTTTTTAACTTTTTGAGCTGCAAGTAAAGCTAAACCAGAACTAATAGTAAGGTCAAATTTAGTTCTATTGTCTATTTTATAACCTATCCAGTCTTCAAGAGTATTATTGAAATACATATTTCCAACTTTATTAGCTTCATGATTGATTCCAACATGATCATGTATGTAAGATTCTATAGCATGAGCATGAGCTTGAATTATGTCTTGAGAGTTTGAAGGGATACCTTTTGTTTTCACTTTAACCCTGGCTGTACCAGTTTTTAAATGTTTAGGTCTGTCTAACAAATAGCCATCATAACCTCTTGATTCAAAGTATCTTGCAATACCGTACTTATTGTTCTCAATTAATATAGGGTAGCCATAGAAAACAGCTGCCATCAAAACATCTTCATAAAATATTTTAGCAAGTGGTGGTCTAGATGCATACTCTAATACAAACATATTAGATGGATGTTCCATATGAAATTTATTATATAAATGCAAAGCACCTTTAGACCCTCTACCATCTACAGTAGCGTCTAAATCATATGAGTCGACACCGCCACAACCTACATCTGAATTAGGCGCTATTTTTTTACCACTTACCAGAAGTTTTTTATTTCTAAATTCAACAGGAGGCATCCAAGATATTTTAAATCTACCATTTGGATCTGGAGTAAATATAACTTCTGTATCTTTTTGCCCACCTTTCCATATAAAATTACCCGTAACTACTGGATTTGGGAAAAGTTCATCATTGTGTTCTATTTGCTCATATATTTTTCCAATATTAAATACACTACCTTCTATACTGTCTCTAAAAGCCTCATCTGAAGTAAATGGGAATTGACGTATAACTTCATTCATTTCAGAAGCGTTATTCTTTAAAGAAGATCTTTCATTTTTTAAATACGTTCTAGAACCCATAGTTATCTCTTCTCCATCTATGCCTTCTACTGCTTCTTCTGGATCTTGAGTAATAGGATTGCCATACAAATCAAAGAATCCTTCAAGAGAATTTTCTGCTGAGATAAACAATCTATATAAACCTGTTTTAGTCCTCCCATTCTTGTTCCTCTCTAAAGGATTCGAATCCTCCCATAAACTCTTGTACTCTTTTCCTCCTTTTCCCATTGGATTTACTGTGCTTCCTACTAGAGCTTTTCCTATGATTTTTCGCCCTACGATCAAACAAGTCCTCTGTATCCTCCAAGCGTCTCTTATGTCTGTTGGTTTTTCCCATTTTCCTGCTTCGTCTAAATATAATATGTGTAATTTCTCACCATCGTATGCATTATTAGTTGTGTTTTTCCAATTAATTACAGTGTTAAGAGCTTCACCTGTTTGAGCTGTTTTATTTTTTTTAGTAATACGTTTTGAAGGTTCTCTAAAAGCTAATTCCATACGAGGGTTAGTTGTTCCATCTTGTATAGGTTTAAAGAAAAAAGGATAGTTTCTAAACATAAAAACCACCTTCTTCATAAAAATGTTTTCTTGGGCGTCTTTACCTGTTTTTGACTGTATCCCCATAAGCTTATCTTTAACTTGTGTAGCTTCATCAACAAGTACAGCAGAACATATATTGGTGTAGCCAGAACGACGACACTTAGTATAAAGCTGACCAATACAACGAGTATCAGTCTCGCAAGCAGCCATATGTAAAAATATCTCACGTTGAAAATTTAAATAATATGGATAGCCAATATCTAGCTTAGTCCATTGTAGCATCATATAATGCCGCCCCGTAATATATGTAGCTGCACCGTTGTTATAAAACCAAAAACCCTCACGCCTACGCCGAAACTCTTCTTCGATATATGGACGAAACTTTTCTCTAAACTCTCTTGGCATTTCCGCCCACTCATCCATAGAACGAATACGAAACAATTCTTTCGGCATAGATATCCTTCTCCACATTTGCACAGAGTCTGATTCTTTATATCCGAAAATTTCTTTCTTAGGCGGCCTTTTTGGAAGACAAATGAGTAACCCACCGAGTTCAATAATTTCACCTTCCGTACCGTTGGGACAAATTTTGACAGCAGGTTCTTCATAGTCTTTTACGTCTAATAAGACACTCATTAATAGCTACTACCGTTACGGTTCATTCTACCTAAAGAAGGAAATCCTGTTTTAGGGTGTGCTAGCTCCATGGTTTTACCGCAAGGACATTGAGCGGAACTTACTATTTTCCCGTCTTTCACCGATATTGTCACCTTACTTATCTCTTCTTCGCGATCCGAACAACTACATTTATACTTCGCCATCTTATTAAAATTTTGCTTTAACGTAACCCCACTTATGTTTATATGGAGACATATACTTTGGGGTTGGACCATCACAACACCATTCTCCTGCACCTCCCCAGGGATCTATACACCAACATTGATTATACTTACGTGCTTGAGATCGTCTGTGTTTATTTTGCACAGAACATGACGCTAATAATATAGCCGCCATGAGGATAAGAAAATATTTCATTATATATAATTTTATTTACGTTTAGAACCTTTTAGTCTAGACCTTTCTTTTCTACCTCTATTTTTAGATTTAGATTCTATTTTAATTTTATTCCCTTTATGATGAATATCTTTTCCATCACCTTTTCTTACTTTACCCTTTTTGACAGCATACCTTCTCCTTTTATTTCTTGCAGCACGATTTTTTTTCTCCTTAATAGAAGATTGAAATTTTTTATACTCCTTCTTGTAATTTCTTTTCTTTTTTAAAGCTCTCATAACTCTTGCAAGTTACTATTATTATTCCTTCTATTATATGTAACTATCCTATGACAATTAGAACATCTTACTTCACATTTATCTATTTCTTTTTGTATACTTTTTATACTGTAAGATTCATAAACCATATCAGAAACACATCTATGCTTATTGTCTTCTATATGATCAAAATCTAAAACAAGATGGTTTGATTCTCCACAATCAATACAACTTGATTCTTTTTTTATATTTTCTACATAAAGCCTGTTTTTATTTCTTTGCTTAATATTTCTCTCTTTAGACCTTTTTATAATCTTTTCTTTATTAGCTTCATAATGACGTTTTGATGCAGCTGCTTGTTTTTTAAGGTCTTTGTATCCCATTACTTAGAGAATCTTTCAGCAAACCCCCCAGTATAGTCTTGTGTACTTCCTATTTCTCCGCTTGTTTTTAAATCCTTTACCATCTGATCTAATCTTTGTCTTTCTATAATAAGCTCTTTACAATCAGTAGCAGTTTGTTTAATAGATTGAAGTTCAGCCTTTCTTGCACTACCATTAATCTCTGGATCAACAGGCTTCTTAATCTCTTCTATCATATTATCTATAGCTTCCTCCATACTTTTCATAAGTCTTTGAGAAGCAGATATAGTAGTAAATTTACTTTTGCTCATCTAAATCATAAATAAAAATCGGGGTTTTTTCACCTACATAAGCTCCACCTATATTGTAGGAAAAATGCTCAATGGCTTCTTCCCACTCCATCCCATCCTCCATAAGGATTTCAATTATTCTATGAACACTATATACTGTTTTAGGTTCTGCTCCATAACTTATACCAACTACAGCTTCATTTAATCCATCAGCTAAAAGGCATTCATTAGTTTCAAGCTCTTCCCATAATTCTACTTTGTCAAACATTTTTATTTAATTTAAAATATACATTAAGTCTTCCGCACGAGTGCGATAATATTCTTTACCATCTATTTTTATACGATAATCTCTATCCCTTCCAAATCCAACAATATCACCTGCAAATACACCTAACTCTTTTAACCAAGGAGTATTAAAAGATACTTTTCCTTTAGAGGGTAATTGTTTTTTTAAAGAAACAATTTCTATAACATCAGACTTAATATCCAAGTCCTCATCAACAGGCTCTAATAAAGCCCATCCTGCTAAAGGTTTTATTTCTCCAGTATCTTTAGATTTGTAAGCTATTGCTTGATTGTTTATTGTATGTTCATCATCATATCGGATTAAATAATGATCGTCTACACCAGTTAAGGCTTGCCCTTTATTAACTACAACAAGATGATGAAAGTATATAGTATCACCTGTTTTTACACCTGTATTATATTTCATAGGTGCACACACTACAGGACCTTCAGTAATTCTGTGTTCAAATTCTCCACCTTCAAATTTAGAATCTACATATAACTCAAAACCACTTTCAGTAGTAATAGTATCTTTAATGATTTTTTTTAACTCAACAATAAATAGATTTAATGTTTTCATTTTTTGTAAGGGAATATTTTATTTAATTGTTCTTGTCTTTTATTACACCCACAATCTTCTGGCGCTAACTTATTTAAACCAGTAGTTTTTGTAAATTTAGCTACTGTGTCTCCAAATCCTTTACTTTTAATTGTTTTCATTAATATCCTCCAGATCCGCTAGAACCTCCAGAACTAGATCGTGTAGATGTTCCGCTGTATATAGATTTAATAGCTGTTTGTTGAGTTCTATCGTCAGAAAGTTTTCGCATAATTTTTTGAACTAAAAGTTCTGCCGTTCTATTTAAAGGAGTCAGTCTCTCGTGATATTCTGTTTTATGGAACCCACCAACCATAGCTCCTCGATTAATGTGAACGTGATACGCACCAATATATTCGGATCCATCTGGCAATTTAAATTCACCTCCAGCAGTATATAGTTCAGTTCTTACCATTTAAAAATTACAATCAAATTCTAACATACAAGGCATATCGTCTACACTTTTCCATAAAGCCTGAGAGCTATCCTTTTCATCTTGTAAATATACTAAATATCTGTTTTTACCGTACCTGTGAAGATGTTTTTCATCACGAACTATTGCGCTAACCTCTCCTTTACCTGCTCTCATACCTACATAATAGGCCATAGCATCTTTGGGGTCTTTCCCAATAATAATTTTTCTAATAATTCCTTCCATTTTATTCTAATTCTATTCCAGTTCCATCTAGCAAATTTCCTAGATCTCTATTATCTAATTCATCCTTATCATCAATGTCATATGTCTGAAATATAAAATCTTGTATTTCTAATAATTCATCAATATCCTGTATGTTGTAACTATACATTGCATTAAGCTTTGATATGTTACCATTTAAAGGATCAACTAATCCTGCAAACATAATGGAAATAAACCTGTCTTCTACATCATACTGCTTTGCTAAAGCCTCTGCTTCAAACATAAGTCTCTGCATATGAAGTAAGAATTCAAAGTCTTTTGTCATAGTTTTGCTTTAATACAAATTTAATACAAATGCCTAAAAGTAAAATATCGAGAAAAATCTTATTTAGAGACTTTGCTAAACAAGATAAGAAATATATTAACAACAACTATCTTAAAAACTTAAAAGTTTTAAAGAGTAAATACTCGGAAAAATTAGAAATGGATTTTTCTAAAATAGAGTTTATGTTATGGGCATATGACTTACAGTTTTTTACTTTAGATTATGCTAGCAAAAGTTTTGAATCGAGCAGATCTAATATAGGTAAAAGATATGTTTATCCATTAGTTAGACACGGATACATATATAAACACTTTGATAAACTAACACCTTCAGACACATATGAAGACCATTTATTTAGAGATGAAACTAAATATAACTATAGAGTAAGATATGCTTTAACGCAGAAAGCTAGGTTACTCGTACAAAGAATATACCGAGAGCTAGATCGTTAAGCAGGCAAGGTCCGATATGTCACATCTTCAGTATACCAATCTCCGTCAGTATCTCTTAACACAACCATTATCTCTGCATGTGTGTACGTTGTCTTCCCATCTAAAAACGATGGTTGATCTCCTCTATACTTAACTAAGGCTTTACTTCCGTCCTTGCTGTAGCGTAACATATTAGCATTGCGATTATCTAGCTGAGAAAAATCTATCACAGAATCTTTATCCGTGATCTCTGTTGTATTTAGTATTACGTATGTAGTATCCATAATTGTTTTATTAAGGTGTATCAGAGCTAAATGTTGGTCCACCAGAAGTTAAACCTGGGAAACCTTTTAGTTTTTCTACTTTCAAACTTCTAACGACCATATCGGCACAGTCATTAAATGAAACGTAAGTGAGGAGTGAGGCGGTGTTACTAGTGGTTACATATCTAACATTAACACCATTTCCAGAAAAAAGCGTTGAGCTTGTACCTCCTATAAAAATTTTACCTGTTACGCCAGATACTATATCAACAGTAGCTTTATATACTGTCAAAG